AATCTGAAATACACCAACGCTCAGTTGCAGAAGGACTTTGCTGGCGATTTAGGCTTTGACCTAATGGCTGACATTGACGGGGCAAAGCTGAGATGGGGCGATGCCGCGTCTAACGCGATCATCGGAACGCCTAGACCTGGCACCTTCACGCCATTCGACCCAAACAACATCGACCCCAGCGATTTCGGCAACAACTTTAGATTTTGATGAAAGTTCACAACGCACTAAACAAGTGGAAGCGCCGAGAGTTTAGCTATGGCGATGCTGACTGCTGCCAGTTTGCGGCTTTCATTGTCAAAGAGCTAACCGGCAAGGATTACTCTGAGCAGTTCAAGTATGAGTCAGAGGCGCAGGCTGAAGTTTTAGTCGGGCGAGAGGGTGAGCTTGTGGATTTCATTGGCAGCATTTTGGGTGATGTCAGTTCTGACATAAAAGACGGCGACCCTTGCATTGTTGACGTGCCGGTAGTTGGTCAAATTTGTGGAATCAAGCTATCAGACAAGGTGGTTTGTTTAACGGAGAAAGGCATGGCGCGGATTCCAGACAGATACTTGATTGCAGGATGGAGCGTCTAGAATGCCAGCAGCACCAATTATAGGATTTATAGGAGGAGCTTTAACGGCTGTTGGGACAGCGGTTACGCTCGGCGTTGCTACCGGCGGCATTGCTTTGGCGATTGGCGCTGTCACGGTTGTTGGCGGCGCTGTTGCTTTGCGCGGGTTAGTTCCTGATCTATCAATACCGCAAGCAGATAACGACAAGACTAGACAGCAGACAGTCAAAGGAACGATTGAAAGCCAGAAGATGGTCTATGGCGAGGCTCTGGTATCTGGGCCTATCTTCTTCGTTGGTTTGGGTGGGACTGAGAACAAAGACCTGTATCACGCCATCGCTCTCACTGGGCATGAAGTAGAGGACATCACAGACGTTCACTTCGACCTAGAGGTTATAACGGACGCCCAGATTACCGGCACCAACGTAACCGCTGGAACCTACGGACCAACATCTGATGATCCATTAGTCACCATAACCCAGATTAATCGACGGCTAGGAGCAAGCGACCAGACCTATGATACGTTGCTCCAGACCTTTGTGGGTGCAAACTGGAGCACCGCCCACAGGACTCGTGGAATTGCCACGATCTCAACTAAGTGGACGCTGACCGACTCATCCCAGCAATTGTGGGATAGGAAGAAGCCACAGAACATCAAAGCCTTGGTCAAAGGCAAAAAAGACATTTACGACCCTCGACTAGATACGAGTGCGGGGGCCAATCCTACTAATGCAACCTATCAGCAGTGGTCGGACAATCCCGCTCTGTGTGTGGCTAATTACCTGACAGATACCAAGTTTGGTTTGTCCATCCCAGTTAGCAAGATTGATTGGGCTGCGGTAGAGACTGCGGCGGATGCTTGTGATGTCACGGTAACAGTGCCCAACTCAGGGACTCAAAAGCGGTTCACTGCGAATGGTGTTTTGTTCGCAACAGACACTCACAGAGCGAACATCAACAAGCTGCTATCTTCAATGAACGGCAGCCTTGTTTACTCAAACGGCATTTACACCATAAGGGCAGGTATCTATGAAGCCCCCACTGAAAGCCTCACGGAAGATGACCTTGCAGGCCCAATCACGGTTAATACTTCGGTGGAACGCGGTGCGCGTTTTAATACAGTCCGCCCGATTTTTATTGATCCCGCCCAGCACCACAAATCTGTCGAAGCGCCAGCGGTATCTATTACAGCGGCAGTTAGCCGAGATAACGACGAGGTTCTCACCAAAGACATAGAGCTACCGTTTACCAATAGCTCGTTCATGGCTCAGAGGATCGCGCACAAACAAGTTCAGATGACAGACCAGCAAAAGGTGCTGACATTCCCTGCCAACCTCACAGGGCTGCGAATTGATGTTGGGGACAGAGTGTCGGTTACTGTTGAGGAACTGAACTACAGCAACAAGGTGTTCAGATGCGCTAGTTGGTCGTTCTCTGATACCCAGGATGGGGTGGTTAACCTCACTCTGCTGGAGGATGACGCTGGGTCATACGCAGACCCCACAGCAGGCGAATACAGCACCATCGAAGCCACTGGTGTTATCACTGAGGCATTCCGTGGAGTCCCTGACCCACAGAACCTATCGGCTACGGCGGGACTCAAGAACATCGAACTTAACTGGACTAACCCAGCAAACTCGAAGCTCTTTGAAACTATCGCCATCTACGCCTCTGCTGATTCTTCGTGGGCCAATAGCCAAGTCATCGGTGAGACTCGCGGCACCCAGTTCATCCATGACGCATCCAACGCAACCGACCCAATAAACGTAGGCGACACCCGATACTATTGGGTGCGTGCTTTGGCTTATGGTGGTGGCAGTGACGATCCCTTTGTTCGCTCAGACCGAAACCCAGATAACGACACCTCCAACATCGTCGCCACGGTGGGGCCAAACAATCCAGACTATTCCGACATTGTTGACGATACGCCAGCGCAAGGGCCACCAACGGCTCTCACCCTCACAGAAACCACTGTATTGGGCAATGATGGCTCTGTTCTGCCTGCTGTTCGTGTGTCATGGACTGCGCCCAGTGTTAACACCTACGTTTCGTTCTACGAGGTGGAGTTCAAGCAAACCTCACAAGGCGAAATCGACTACGGGCAGGTTGCAGACTCTTACAATCAGACCATCAACTACGGGTCTGTTGCTGACGCCACGACCCTAGAACTTAACTATGGTGGGGTGAACGAGGCTATCAGCGGAGCCGGCACCGACTTCTCTTCTATCAACGTCTACGGCACCAGCACTGTTATCGCTGGCATGAAGGAGTTGGAAGAGTTCACCTTCAGGGTGAGGGCGGTCACGCTGACTGGCAAGACATCTGGTTTCGTCACCGAAGCCCTGACCTTGCAAGGCGACCAGACTGCTCCAGCTATCCCATCCAGTATCACGGCTACCGGCGGCATCCAACAGATTAAGCTCAACTATGAGCTACCAAGTGACTCTGACTTGGCCTATGTGGAGATATTCGAGAACACAGTCAACAACCTTTCTTCAGCTACGCTCATCGTTAAAACCAAGTCAGACCAGCACACAGTGACGGGGCTGGGGAACAACGTAACCCGTTACTACTGGTTAAGGAGCGCAGACCGCTCTGGCAACCTATCTGGTTACAGCTCCGCGTTTTCAGCCACGACACAAAAGATTGTTCTGGATGACCTTGCACAATCTGTCCTAGACCAGTTTGCAGAAGGCGATGCTTTCGGCATTGAACCTGTAAGCACCCTCTCAGGCGTAGTAGGCGACCATGTAGGGCAGATCAAGCTGTTAACGACCACAGACACCTTATACGTCTGGACTGGCTCTGCGTGGTCTGCAGACCTTTTCACGGCCTCTAATGTTGACCCAGGTTCTATCACTGCGGCTTCGTTTGCTTCTGGTGTGGAGCCTATTTCCGCAGTTAACACTCTACCCTCTCCCACGGGATACACTGGGCCGTCTTTGGTGTTTCTTACCACTGATTCTAAGGTTTACCGCTACGATTCTTCGGTTCCTGAGTTCACGACACTGGTTAACACCACAGACCTGTCAGGCACGTTAGCCGAGGATCTGTTCAGCGACACGATTAGACCGATTGAGCGGGTGGGTACGTTACCGACCACTGACTTGAGCACTGGGCGAGTGGTTATGTTGACCACTGACAACAAACTGTATCGTTACAGTGGCACGTCGTGGACTTCTGCCATATCAGCAGCAGACCTTGATGACCAAGTAAACCTTCAGACGCAGGTTTTCGGCCAGGTACAAGCCTCAAGCCTCACTACAGGGCAAGTCCGTACTGCGGCCCTAGACGCCAACGCAGTGACGGCTGCCAAGTTAAACGTGAGCGAGGTCTTTGCTGACACAGCCGTGATCGGCGCGATTCAAACATCTGCCATCACAGCGGCAGCTATTGATGCTGCGGTAGCCAACTTTGAGTTTGTCGAAGCTGACAACATTGCAGCTGACGCGGTTACGGCAGGCAAGATTAACGTATCTAGTCTATCCGCTATCTCCGCGAACCTGGGAACG